TAGCAGAAATCCGAGCAAGACTACAGGCAGCTGACACAAAAGGCAACTCAAACCAAGGTGGAGGCGATCGAGCAATTTATCCACACTGGAACATGGAAGAAGGTCAATCGGCCACACTACGCTTCCTACCTGACGGTAACACAAAAAACACATTTTTCTGGGTCGAACGAGCAATGATCCGACTGCCATTCAATGGCGTCAAAGGAGAGATGGAATCTAAACAAGTATTCGTACAAGTGCCCTGCGTGGAAATGTGGGGAGACGCCTGCCCGGTACTGGCAGAAGTTCGTACTTGGTTCAAGGACAAGAGCCTTGAAGACATGGGTCGTAAGTACTGGAAGAAACGTTCATACCTGTTCCAAGGTTTTGTGCGTGAGAATCCCATCTCCGAAGACAAAACTCCGGACAATCCCATCCGCAAGTTCATCATTGGACCTCAGCTGTTTACTCTAATCAAGGGTGCATTGATGGATCCTGAACTGGAAGAATTGCCAACTGACTTGATGCGTGGCCTGGACTTCCGTATCACCAAGACCCAAAAGGGTGGCTTTGCTGACTACAACAGTTCCAAGTGGGCTAGAAAAGAGTCAGCACTTACAGAAGCTGAACAGGCTGCGATTGAAACTCACGGCTTGTATGACTTGAGCACATTCCTGCCCAAGCGTCCAGGTGATGTTGAGTTGAAGGTGATCAAAGAGATGTTTGAAGCATCAGTAGACGGACAGCCATACGACACTGAGCGTTGGGGTCAATACTTCCGTCCAGCAGGTGTACAAGCACCTGGTGGTGCCGCAGCCGGTGACGCAGATGACACACCAGCACCTGCTGCCAAACCAGCACTTAAAGTTGCTGCCCCGGCAGCACCTGTTGCTGAGGATGCGTTCGATGAAGAACCAGCACCAGCTGCCGCGCCAGTCGCAGCAGCCAAACCAAGTGGTAATGCCCAAGACATCTTGGCCATGATCCGCGCACGTCAAAACAAGCAGTAATCTCTGCACTAACACAAGGGGGCAACCTCTTGTGTTCTTCTATTTTTATAACAGGTGATACATGGGAAAACCATTTGATGTAAGTAAGTTCCGCAAGGAAATTACCAAATCAATCGACGGACTGTCGATTGGTTTTAATGATCCAACAGACTGGATCTCAACAGGCAACTACGCACTAAACTACCTGATCTCAGGCGACTTCAATCGTGGCATTCCACTGGGCAAAGTAACTGTGTTTGCTGGAGATTCAGGCGCAGGTAAAAGTTATATCTGTTCAGGTAACATTGTGAAGAACGCACAAGAGCAAGGTATCTTTGTGGTGTTGATTGACAGTGAAAACGCTCTTGACGAAGATTGGCTCAAAGCACTTGGCGTTGACACAAGCGACAGCAAATTGCTCAAATTGAGTATGGCCATGATTGATGACGTGGCTAAAACTATCTCAACATTCATGAGTGACTACAAGGCCTTGCCAGATGGCGAGCGTCCAAAGGTCATGTTTGTGATTGACTCATTGGGTATGTTGTTAACACCCACTGATGTGAACCAGTTTGATGCAGGCGAAATGAAGGGTGATCTAGGACGTAAACCCAAAGCTCTCACCGCCTTGGTGCGCAACTGTGTGAACATGTTTGGTTCATACAATGTGGGTTTGGTTTGTACCAATCACACATACGCATCACAGGATATGTTTGACCCAGATGATAAGATCTCAGGCGGTCAGGGTTTCATTTATGCCTCATCAATTGTGGTGGCCATGAAGAAGATGAAACTAAAAGAGGACGAGGACGGCAACAAGATCACTGATGTGATGGGTATCCGTGCAGGCTGTAAAGTTATGAAAACACGTTACGCCAAGCCCTTTGAAGGCGTGCAAGTTAAAATTCCTTACACAACAGGCATGAGCCCATACTCGGGTCTTACTGACTTGATTGAGAAAAAAGGCCTGCTCAAGAAAGAAGGCAACAGCCTGGTGTTTACCACAAGTGAAGGTGAAATTATCAAGAAGTTTCGCAAAGGATGGGAACGCAACGATGACAATTGTCTTGATACTGTGATGAAAGACTTCGGAAACATTAAGGAAGAGGTAAGTACCGGCGAGGAGGAAGCAGAATGAGTGAACATGTGGCAGCAGAAATTTGGAGTGAGCTCAAGCGATATGTAAACACAGTTGACCGCAATGAAGCAGCAGAAACTGTGGTTCAGATTCTAATGGATAATGATAGTGATGTGGAAGACATCCGTAACGCTTTCAAAGGCGATACAGATATCAAACGAGCACTTACGGCATATCTTGACAACGACAAAGACTACACTGAAGACGAAGAAGAGGATCCTGAAGAAGAGGATTACAACGAAGACGACTGGGAAAATTAATGTCTAAAGTTTTTGAAATTCGGGACTATTACTGCTCCATGAAGTTCAAATTTCTAAAGATTGACTTGGAATCTGCGACCACTTATAATTGTCATGCAGCTAGTCCGCATCCAGTTGATTTTAATTGGCTAAAGAATAATCAAGGTAATTTGTTTAACACTGATGTCAATGTTGCCGAACGGCAAATGATGTTGGAAAATAAGCGCAATTCAAGTTGTGAACAAAATTGTTGGCCTGCTGAAGACAACGGTGCCCAAAGCCCACGACAGTATCAAATGGGCACACAGCGCACCCACTCAGTGGTTAAGACCAATCCAGAGATTGTTGATCTAACAATTGGTAGTGATTGTAATTTGACTTGCAGTTATTGTTGTAAAGAATATTCTTCTGCCTGGCGCAGAGATTTATCCATAAACGGAAACTATGCTGTGCAGTCTGACACAAACAGATTTGCGTTAACGATCAAAGATACTGTCTTGATGAAAGTTAGTCAGTCGGCATTAAAATCGACCTTGCATTATCAAAGTTTACTAAACGAGATCAAACTGGTTGCTCAGACACTAAAAAAATTAGTAGTAACAGGGGGCGAACCTTTTTTGGATAACCAGCTGATAGAAACAATCAGTCAATTACCATTCTCAAAAGATTGCAAGATACAGATATACACTGGATTGGGCGTGAATGTTTCAAGATTTGAAAAAATGCTAAACCGTTTAAAAGCAGTTGAAAATTTGTATCTAACTATTAGTGCAGAATGTACTAATCAATTACATGAATTCAATCGCTATGGTTCTTCCTGGTTGGATTTTGAACACAAAATCCAACTAATTCGCAAGCATGGCATAAAGTATGAGTTCCAATCCACACTTTCAAATTTAACTGTATTTGGATTTGCTAATTTTGCTAAACAATTCAAGGATGATACTATTAGAATAACTTTTGCGTATCAACCAGACATGATGGCTCCATATGTTCTTGATTCTACGAGCAAACAACTTATAATAGAACAGTTACAGTTGTTACCCGAATCAATGAAAAATCAAATTGTGCAATCAATGTCAGCAGAGCCAACTGAATCTCAACGCCAGGGTATCAAGCAATTTCTTACTGAGTTTGTCGACAGACGAAAAGATCTTGACATATCTATATACCCAAAGTATTTTTTAAATTGGATAAGTTATGTGGTATAGTCGAGTAGTTGCCAATCTTGATGCTATTCCAGATTTTATAGCACACTACGAGCGTGAAATAACTGACGCTAAAAAAGACTGCCGTATTGGCGGCTTGGTAGAAAAAAACATCACAGCACTCCCGGGCTTGACTGAGTTTAGATACAACCAGCTTCAAGAAATTGAGGCTGTATTAAACTATCTCAACATACAACTGCGTAAAATACGCAGAAAGCACTTTCAAAAGTACCTGGAAGGCTATGCTCGTGCGTTGACCAGTAGAGATGCCGAAAAATATGTAGACGGCGAAGACGAAGTCATTGACTACGAAACCATAATCAACGAAGTAGCATATCTACGTAATCGTTGGTTGGGAATCATGAAGTCGCTTGAAAGCAAAAATTTCATGCTCGGACATTTGGTACGTTTAAAATCTGCTGGTATGGAAGATTACAATGTTGGATAAATAGACTTGACAGGAGACAAACTATGTCAGTTTA